GAGCAACTCTTCGGATGCTTCGATGGGGTCTTCACCCACACCAACAGCAATCCTGACGCCTCCAATAAGAAGCGCAAACCCCCCATCAACGGTATCGACAGTAACATCGTCGTAGCCGAGGTCTTCGAGAGCTAGTATTAGTTGTGCACCATTTATCACAGCAATATTGTAACTATCTAAATGAGTTCTCAATGGCATCACCAAGTCAGAATTCATCTTTTTGACCAGCGCCCAGGACCGCTCCGTGCGTCGACCCTTACTCTCTCACCGAGATCCACCAATAAAGCAATCCAAGCCTCGTACCTTATTGGTTCGTTGAACGTTTTTTTCGTCGACGATGAAAATGCTTCGGATAGTCCTTTGACAATACGCATGGTTGGCAATCTTTGGCCTGACTCGATACGACTAATCTCAGCTTGAGTAAGTCCAGACTCACGAGCCAAATCTGCCTGACTCCAATTTCTTGCGTCACGATACTTTGCAATAGTTTTCGAGAATTGGTTTGATTCAACAGTCGCCATAGTAACTCCAGTAACCGTTACGGTAGCACGATAATCAACACAAATCAACTTTTGTTGTTGACATAGCGGTAAGGAACCTATAGGATCGGGTCAAAGAGGTCCCAATGAACGACCAACCAACTCTCGAATACGAATTTAGAACATTTCAGTCAGACTTAGACATCATGAATCAGGTTGAAGCTTTGATACCTGGGTGCATGGTGTACGTAAACTCGTTTAATACGCGAAAAGTACGTTTGAAACACGCCAATCCCGAGTACCTTGGTGAGCGTGACGAGTGGCTTGTCAAGGCACCTCTGCACGCTGCTTGGCTTTTTGAATCTGTACTGCGGTCATCGGGCGTAAACTTTTATTGTCGTGCCACGACGACAAGTATTTCTACTCCGTGGTCGAATGCAGACGAACCTCGCACAAAACTGCGGCTTCGCGGGCAGGAGTTGCTGCATAAGGCGATTCAGGACCGCAGAATTAAGGGTCACGTTGCTGATATTGCTACACCGTACCAGCTTATGGGTGCAGCCTGGGCAAACACGCGCCCGTACGTGATGAATGTGTGGGCTTGCGGCTCAGGAAAGACTTTAGGTGCGATTATGTCGGCACTCTGCCGCGAAGGTGACGTTGTCGTTGTGTGCCCCGCTAAAGCTCGCCACGTTTGGTGGAGTCAGGTGCAAGAATACTCAAACGTGACGCCATTTAGGGTAAAGCCCCAGGCCGAAGTCCGTAAAAAAGATCAAACCTTCGAAGACTACGAGCACATGTGTCGTGAGAAGGGGCATCGAAAGTTTGTTATCGTAGGTGCGGAGTCTATCGCCGATAATGTCGACTTGATTCGGGCAATCCAGCCTTCGATTTTGATATTCGACGAAATACACACCCATGGCAATAGTAAGCGTTGGCGCGCTGTCCATAATGTTGACGGCACCGTACGCTTTGAGAAACGGAAGACCTCTGCCAGCCGGAACCCGAACTCACAGGTGAACCGTCACGCACGAGCAGTCGCTGTGATGGAAGTGTCGCGCATTAAGAGTGTTCGCCTCCGCATGGGCCTCACAGCCACCCCTCTGGATGATGGTCGTCCTCGCCGCTTGTGGAGTCAGCTCGATTTACTTTCTCCTGGTGGGTTCTCGCACAGCTATTCTAATTTTGCCCATCGATATTGCGCTGCACGTCCAGGCACGTACGGCGGTTTAGACGACACAGGCTCGTCTCACATTGAAGAGTTGAAAGCTCGCTGTAGTTTTTTGGTTCATGAGGTTCCGTACAGCGAATCTCACTCAAGCCTTCCCAGTACACGGGTACAGGTTGACTATCTAACGAACACCGAGCTTAATCGGGCCGAACGATTCAGCGATGAGCAGACTTTTAATCAAGCTGTGCGTCAAATGAATCGTGAAACTGCAAACAGACCCGAAGGTCGGGAAAGGGTTGTCGAGGCTCGACTTGCTGAAGCCTGCAGTCGTAAGCGCCGATACGTCATCGAAGAGGCAATTGAAGGTCTCAAGGGCGGGGGTAAGGTGGTGATCTTCACCGCTCGGAGACGTGAGACCGTGTTGTGGGCAAATCAGCTTCGAGAGCAACTCAGTAAAGGTGACGAAGCTCAGAAGGGCGTGCCTGTATGGATGGCTCACGGCGGTGTACCTGAGAGTGAGCGAGACGAAATGGTCGATGCGTTCAGGAATAGTGATTCAGCTTGCTGCCTGGTGGCAACAGGGCAGAGCGTAGGTACAGGTGTTGATGGTATGCAGACCGCCAACCTGGCGATCTTTGCCATGTTGCCTTGGAAGCCTGGTGACTTCTTGCAATGGAAGGGTCGATTCGACCGATTGGGTGGAAGTCCCACACTACTCAAGGTAGTTGTGGCGCAAGGGACGTACGACGAGCGTGTGGTACAAATTCTGGTCGACAAGTTTGGTCCTATCGAAACGTTTTTGAAAGCGGATGAGCTTGATGGTTTGGGTGACAAGCTGTTGGGTATGGAAGACGAAGAGGCTCTTGTGAGCAGCATTATCGGTAAGTTGGAGGTAGCTTGATTAATTTATCAGATGACAGGTTCCACATGAGGCGTATTCCGTGGAAGAGTTTGGAAGCTGATGGCGTGAACCCCAAAGAGGTCATGTTGGAGGCGCAACGTCAGCGCTTGTGGTTGCTTGCTCGAAGAGCATACCATCGCGTACTAAACAATCAGAAACCTGCGAGAGTCCGATGAGAAAATTACTTATCGACGCGGGACGCTCTGCGCGTGGTTGGTCACGTATCGGAACCTTCTCCAGATGTCCGCAGTTGTTTGCTTACGGCCAACGACTCAACTTGACCATGATTCCCGCGCACGCTTTGACTCGTGGTAGCATGGGACACATCCTCCAGGCGCATCAACATGCTATCTGGGGGGCATCCTCTGATGAGGGTGTTTGGGTTGACGAGACATGGCATGATGACCCCAGTGTCTTCTTGGACCCTGAAACAGCCGTAGAGATGTGGTGCGACACCAATGGTGGGCATGAGCACCTGGAGCGGATGATTGAAACGTTTCGACGGTACATGGCTCGACATCCAGAGCCTCCAGGCAATGTCATTAAAGTTGAGTATCCGGTGACTGCAGTTCTCGGGAACAAAGACGGTCAGTGGGGATTATGGGTCGTTCATTTGGATAACGCAAACTTTGATCGCAGAGCCAAGACAGTCAAGGCGTGGGATGGAGGGATCATAGAACCGACACCTCTCAACTGTGACGGACACCCTGATTCTGGCGCTGCGTTGGTGCTGACTCGTAGGCTGGACATGGTTACGAAGGAGCGTGGCGGTCGAACATTTATCTGGGATCACAAGCACCAGGCTCGTGTCCAGGCGAACAAAAGCGTTGACGGATATGCCATCGACGGAGGCTTTGCAGCCTTCCGAATCATGGGCCGGCAAATGTACGGTTCTGACTTCGGTGGTCTGGGCCTCAACTTAATTCAGACTCAGGAGCCGTGGCGGGTGGCCCGTCCAATGGTTCCTGCGACACCTCATAGGGATTCCCACTTTGCTCAGATGCTTTGGCGAGAAGAGCACAGACTGGCGCGACTTGAGGTAGAGTCACCAAGCTTTTGGGATTGGCCCAAAGTACAACATGAAACTTCGTGCATCGGACGGTACGGAGCGTGTCCAGGTATTAAGTTCTGTTTCTATGGTGAAGCAGCAAAAACAATTTAGGAGAGGTCATGGAGAATACTCAACCACCGCCAAACGTGATGATCACGGTATACGGCAAACCAAAACAGAAGAAAACAAGTGATGCACTTGCTGCGTTTCCACGGGCATTGTTCCTTGGTGTGCCTTCTGCAATTACACTTGTGGCTCAAAATGAGCTTGGGTTCACACCATCCGTTCACTCTGAATCGCCCAAGAACCTGAGTGAGCTTGTGAGCATGCTCAAAAGTTTTGCCGAGCTTCAAGACAAAGGCGACTATGACGCAGTTGTTGTGGATGACACAAGCCACCTATGCCAGCGATCAATGCTTGAGTGGCACGAGGCTTCACCCACAGGTCGCAGCGGAAAGAAGGATAGATTTTATCCGTACCAGCAATTGAATCAGCATCTCTTAGAGGTTGCG